TCAAAATATTTTACCCTGAAGACTAAACTCAAATTCTCCGGTTGGTTGAACCACTACACCGTCTACCAGAGACAACCACAGCTCCTCATCGAACGATGTTATGATGCTTTCCTGCTCCCCGATTCTTCTTATCAACTCTTCTATGCCACGTCTCTTTGTACTTGCTTCGTCCCTCTGTTGGCCTATTGTGTTTAGATCTGCCTTTGCAGATTCATGCCTCTTTAGTAACTCATTGTACTTTGCCTTGTACTCTTCCTGATCACATGCAACCAAGGCGTTGTCTTTTACACATTTTTCAATGAGATTCTCAACGATAATGATTTCATTTTGTATGCACATCTCCTTCTCAATTAGCTTGTTTAAATCGAAGATCTCATGTGAAATCAATCTTAGATCTGAGATGACCTTGTCCTTATTAAGTAGTATTCTGTTCAGCTCCTCAATAAATGCCTTTTTTAAATTCTCCTCATAAATATGTGGGGTGCTGCATTTCTCCTCATCTTGATACTTGTGATTGCATTGCCAGATAACTCTTCTATACTTACTGTTAGAGTGCCAGACTTTACTCCCATAATAGCTGCCACATTGACCACATTTTATTCTACCTGAGAAGCAACTTACTCCTGTCTTATACCCGTTATGTTTCTTTCGAAGTTTTAGTTCGTATTGTACCTGATCAAACACATCCGGACTCACTATGCTTGGATGGCTGTTCTCAACATAGTACATGGGGATCTCCCCTTCATTCTTCTTCTTTTTCTTGGTTAGAAAATTCACTGTGAAGGCTTTTTGAAGTATTGCGTCCCCCTTATATTTTTCATTTGTGAGAATACTTCTAACAGTGCTTATTGGCCATTTTTCTTTACCTCCAGGAGAAGGGATCTTTTCATCAGTTAGTATCTTTGCTATTCCGCTTGGAGTCTTGCCTTCAAGAAAAAGTCTGTAGATCCTTCTGACCACTTGAGCTTCTTCCTCAACAATCCTGGGAAGATTATCCTCACCCTTTTCATAGCCTAAAAATTGACCGTAAGGTAAGTTCACCTTACCTTCTGCGAATCTCTTTCTCTGTCCCCAGGTTACATTTTCACTGATGCTTCGCGATTCCTCTTGCGCTAGGCTGGACATTATCGTAATGAGCAACTCTCCCTTGCTATCTAATGTGTAAATGTTCTCCTTCTCGAAATAGACCTCTACCCCCTGTTCCTTAAGTTTTCTAACCGTGGTCAAAGTGTCTACAGTGTTCCTTGCAAATCTCGAGACCGACTTAGTTATTATCAGATCAATCTTCCCATCTAGCGCATCATTGACCATTCGATTGAAGCCGTCTCTCTTTTTCGTGCTTGTCGCTGAAATACCTTCATCCGCATAAACCTCGACAAACGACCACTCAGACTTCGATCTTATGTATTGCGCGTAGTAGTTCCTTTGTGCTTCAAAACTTGATAATTGTTCCTCATTATCTGTGGATACCCTGGCGTAGGCTGCGACTCGCTTCTTAGTCGTCCAGGTGCTTGAAGATATCTCACTAAATTTCTTTGCTGCTGGAATAACCGTAATTGCTTTTGCTAAGCTCATTCACAACCCTCCTCAAAGTATATGCTCTTCCCACTTACCAAGTGAATCGTTAAGGCTCCATCTGGATTAATTAGTACTGTCTGTATCTGTTTTTCAATCAACTCTTTGTCCAAGCAGTCAATCTCAAGAGTGCTTTTCAGTAGCTCTATAAACCTACTTTCTCTCACATATTTCGAACTGCAAGCATCCTTACCATAGTCGATGACGCTTCCACAGACTAGATATACTCTTCCATGATTATGTTTTCTTCTGTAGTATTTCCCGCATTCTGCGCATTTGACTAATCCTCTGAACGGACTCCGAGTTGCTTTTTTGCTAGCACCTACCTTTGTCTTTTCCTTCAAAATCTTATTCGCTTCATCATAGATTTCTCTGGATATTATGGCAGGATGTGAGTTCCTTACATAATACTGGGGTAATGCTCCATTGTTGTTTACCAGTCTCTTCTCTAAATGGTTTGACACATATCTTTTTTGAAGGAGTGAATCTCCAACGTATTTCTCATTCTTAATGATCTTCATTACTTTAGCCGAAGTCCAAACACCGCCACGAGGCCTCTTAACATCTCGAGTTCTAAGGTCATTGGCTATCCTAGTTGCACCAATCCCACTAATATAGTCATTGAAGATCTGTCTAACAATCTGAGCTTCAAATTCATTAATCGAAATGGACCTTCCTGAAATATCATAGCCGTACATAAATCGTAAGTTTATGGATTCACCTTCTGCATAGCTTTTCCTTACTCGCCACTTGCAGTTCTCACTTACAGATAAACTTTCTGCTTGAGCAAAAGAAGCGAGGATAGTTAGCATTAGCTCACCATCCCCGCTTATCGAATGAATATTTTCTTTTTCAAAGTACACATCAATGTTAAGTGCTTTAAGTTCTCTTACAACCTCAAGCATTGTCAGTGTATTTCTAGCAAACCTTGAGACTGACTTTGTGATTATCAGATCAATCTTGCCTTCTCTGCAGTCACTTAGCATGTTTTGAAACTCTTCCCTGCTTTCCTTAGTGCCTGTCTTAGCTTCATCTGCATATATTCTAACAAATTCCCACTCAGGATTCCTTTGAATCAAATCACTGAAGTAGCTTATTTGAGTAGATAGTGACTGGTGCATTGAGTCCTTATCTGATGACACTCTCGCATATGCAGCAACTTTCTTTCTCGCAAGTTTTGATGGTGCTGAAGCCTTGATTACTCTTATGATTCGGGCCATCTGATCTCCTCCTTTCAGCACCAATGTTAACTCTCATCTTGATACATAGCAACTACATATCCCTCTATAAACTGCCAATCATTGGTTTATATCTTGCAATCAGCAGGTTGTTTATTTTACGAAAATCTTCATTGTTTATGATATTTTGATTAAGGATTGATTTAGCTACAGCCTTAGAAATTCGGTAATCCTTCTCTCGTTCAAACTGTTCTTTTGTCATATGTTTCTCCTTGCTACCCATTAATCATATTTTATGAAGCTCTCAAATCCTGCAACCTTAAGCTTAGTCACAAGCTCCTCAGCATTACTCTTTTCTTTGAACGCACCAGCCTGGACCCGATAAAGCTTGCCTTCAGTAATCTGCACCTTCTTTGGTATACCAAATGTATTAACGAGTGCCTCAACATAAGCCTTCGCTATCTTACTCTTGTTATCTATTATCCATTTTGCTGTGGCCGGGTTATCGTGGAAGTCAGTCTCTGCGAGTACTGCTGTTATCCCTATCTTGTTTGGATTCCTTACCTCAGCAAGGCCATATCCAGCATAGAGCTCCATACCATTCTTCACAGCAGTGTCTCTGTTTGACAGTATCGGGCAAATAGCATTAAGCTCTCTGACAATGTTTCTAGCCAGTTCCTTGCTTCCATCACTGTTAGGATGATAGAAGGCCACAGCTCCGCTGGCCTTTCCCTTTCCACCTGCATTTGAGTGAATGGCTAAGTAGACATCGCAGCCCTTGTCTTTGGCTTCCTTTGGCCTTCCTGAAGCGTTTATTGTTAGACTTGTAGTAGCCACCACAGTCTCGCATTCATATTCTGAATCTAGGATTTGCTTGATCTTATCTGCTACTGTTTCCATTTCTATCTTCTCATTTGTATTGCCCACAACATATTTATTGTCAGGCTGGTTGCTTGGTGAAAGGTATATTTTCTTAGTTCCCATCTTTGTCTCCTCCTTCGTTTAGCTGCTGCAGAACGGATCTTAATTTCTCGGGTATAGGCAATCCAAGTCTCGTAGCATTTTCCAGTATGCTTATTCCTTCGTTGGAAATGTAGAAGAAAATCACTGCTGTCCTAATTACTCCAACTTTCCCCAGAATATTGATATCTATTATGTTTCCAAGTGCTACGAGTGTAAAAATGACTACCTTTCTGAATATTCCCTTTCCCCCAATATCACTGGAGATCTTACGGTCAAGGATTGCGCACATTACACCAGTAATGTAGTCAATTGTTACGACAACTACCAAGGCATATAGAAATCCATCAAATCCTCCCATAAACCATCCCAACCACCCTCCTATTGCCGCAAAGGCATACTGTATGCTATTCCACACTTCTTTCATTTGCTGTTCCTCCTTATTTTGTGCATAATAAAACGCCTTGGTTTTCCAAGACGCTTTTATCGTTTAGTTCAAGTAACTACTTTTTTCAAGGTCCTTTAGATTAATATCAACCATACTTAGTTTTTCACCACATTTACATTTGCCAGAGTACTCCCTGAACGTTACACAATCATCCATTGTAATCCGATAATCGTGCAGAACCTGTTTCTTACCACAACCGCATTCTACAACTACCATACTATCCCCTCCCAAGCTTATTATGCTGAGGAGATTAGTTTTTAAACATAAATATCTGGTTCCTTTCTCATTTCCGCAAGAATTTCTTTCTGAAGCTTACTGTCACGCGTATCTGGGACATCCATAATGGATTCATCGCCACAGTTAAAACAGAACATGTGGTACTTTCTCATTAGCTTTTTCTTTTCACAGACAAGATCATAATCTAAGGCTATAAGTTCTCCACCACAAATCAAACATTCATACAAAGCAAACACCTCCAGAATCTATATATGCTGGAGGTGCTTAAATGGCACAGTTTCAGACTACAAATCGAGTCCATTTAGTATTTTCTTGAGCTCACGCATTTCTTCGGTTGACAGCGTTATGCCCTTTCCCATCTTTTCATCCCCTGGCGCCCATTCGCGAATATCAAACTTCGCTTCCTTATCATTCCAGGATATGCTTCTTACTTCCTTGGTCCAGCCTGATTTGCTTGTGGAAAGCACTCCGTATTTTGCAGTTACCTCATATTTAATTTCAGCCATATTCGGTCTCCTTCACTTTTTTATAGGTTATACAGGTACCATTTCATGGTGTCCCGCTCATATTTCATTTTTACAGTTGTGGGTCTATCCTCCACCACAGCATCACAAAGATAAGTGTACATGATGTTCCCTGCTAACTTCTCAGTCTTTTTGTCTCTGATCTTCTTGATTGAGCCTTTCATGTACTCGTCATTTATCATGAACCTGAATGTTACAGGCCTCGGTGGTTCTCCTGGTTTGCTGTATGCTAGTGTCTCAACTTCTAAGAGATTGGTCTGCATTCTTATCACTCCCTCTTTCCTTGTGTAACCATTATAGAACATATGTTCTATAAAATAAAGAGGGACTTTGGGCTAAACTATATTAACCTGCTGCCATCCTGCCGGATATGCTTCCGGGCTCCATACATTTCCATCAATGAGGGACTTATATACTAAACCATTGAATGTTACTCTGTCTTCTGTGTTATAGGCATCGTGACTACCTGTTGGTTGGATCCATTCTGGGATCACACCTTCTGGTACAATCTTCTTAAATAGAGCTGGAGTGGCATCAGGAGTCCAATCTGCCTGTGATGTGTGACCTGGTGCAATAACTTCATAAAGATTACTCTCATACTTCAAAATAGTACCAGCAGAGTAGTCAATCCCCGGTTCCCATTCAGGATAGATCTCCATGAGCTCAAACATCTGCTCAACTGTCAGCTCAGTCTCCAGGAGCGTTTCCTTGTACTTCGTATTTAGGTTCACTACTTCTTCTTTCTCAATGTTTACTCTTAAAACTTCAGCTGTCAGTTCTATTATCTTCTCTTCAGGTAGAAGGTCCTGTTCAAGGTATTCAACTAAGTTATCAATTATCAGTCTTAACTCTTCAGTGGCTTTTTGGATCACTATCTCCTTGGATACAGTATCCTTGAAATACCTGACCTGATAGCTGTCGTCGTATTTGTATATTGTTACATGGCTTATCATTTCATCCTCCTTACTTTACTTCTCTCCATACATCTCCAACATTAATATAGGCTTGGACCACCTGCCGCCAAGTATCGCTTATGTTTATATACATGGCTGAAGGCTGTTTCCAAACGTCACCTACATTTACCTGGAAAGCTGGGACCTCACTGTAATCAACATAGAGCCTTGGGTTGTATGCGTTGTTCGGTGCAGCACTTTCCTGCGTTCTGAAGTATGCCATTGTTGCGGTGCTTGATAGAACCTTGATTCCATACTTACCTGCTCCCCCTTCATACCAAGCCTACACAATATTAGTTACAGGTACTGCCACATCAACATTAAGCGTGGTTCCTGTGCTCACCGAGCTGTCCCCATCACCTGCAGCTGACGGCATGTTGTTCCAGGTTATTGTGGTTGCGCCCCATGCTGCAAGCCATCTCTGCGCATAGATTGTCGCTGCTCCAGACTCAAGACTATAAACCCTGAGATACAGAGTCGCTGAGTTTATCCTGCAGTTTGCAGGGATAGAGCTTAGGTCCCAATTGAGGGCCATTATTCTCGCTGTGGTGCTTGTCTGCCTAAGTGTATTGCTCGTTGCAGTTCGATATACGCTATTCGGTCCATCCTGAAGGCAGTTATTGTCTACATTGGCGTTTATTGTTACGGTTCCCATTACTCTTCTCCTTACACGTACTTCAGATACACAGTTCCTGTTGGCACTGTGCTTGCTGTAGGCGGAGCACCTGTTCCTGAGATAATTCCAGCAACCTTAGGTGTTGTTCCACTCACATAGTCTGAAAGGGAAATTGAAGTATTATCGTGAGCATGGGATACTGCAGCATCTGAGGTGTAAATCCTTGTCCATGATGCAGCCACATTTCCATCTGTAGTCCTACCAAAGAAGGCATTGCCTGTTCCACTGTAGTCTATCCAGATTCCACCCCAACCTCTAGCCATGTCTCTTGAGGCAATCTTAATGAAGTAGCCATAGTTTGAAACCGGAGGAGCTCCTACGGATGAATGAGATATGAATCCACAATACCCATTAGGAAGGTCTCCCCAGGCCGATGCTGATGCCAGTGTTACAAGTGGCGAGAGTGTTCTTCCTATTAATGTCGAAGCACCAGATACGAAACTACTCTCTAATATTGTTCCCTTGTAGTAAGCATCTCCTCCGATATCTAATGCACCCTGCTCCCAGACCTTACCAACTCCTATTCCAGTCTTGCTCCAGGACATTGCAACTTCGCCGCTTGAGAGCACATAACCTGCAGTCACTGAGTTGAATTTATCACTAACTGTTAAAAGGAGATCATAGCTGGTGGTCGCCGTATAGGTTCCATATACCGGAGTAACACTTAATGAAGTAGTACCAACTGCAAGACTTGTGCTGACATGGGTGGTAGTCCATGTGCCGCTGGTCCTTAGTTTTGATTTTATTGAATATGTTATCTGGTTCTTGCTGTTAAGACTGCTTATTGTTGCAGCTGCAGTGTATTTAGCGTAAGTTCCAAGAGGCGAAGCATTGCCTCCACTGTCGCTTCTAAACGCAGAAAAAGCAGAAATTTCAGGAGCGTTATACGTTAATAGCGTACATGTAACAGTCTTTGAAGTGCTTATTCTCCCACGGCTGTCAGTTACTGTTGCTGTTGCAACTATTGCTCCAGTCGAGGTTATTGCTCCAGTGGTACCGACAACACTTGATGTGTTTGTGTATGTTACTGAGTTGAAAACAACCTTATATGATGAGATGGAGCTGGACTTCACCCCTGCAGCTCCGTTAATGGTGAACTGGATCCTGCTCAAAGTTTGAGCAAAATTATTTGTGCCAAGTGCCAGGTTTGAAACTGCAGTTACTGTCTCAACAGCTGTGACGCTCGAGAGTGTTGGACTAATGTCTGATCCTACATTAGCTGTAGCAGAAGCGCTCTGAGTGCTTCCAATCTGGGATCCGTTAAGCTTTGTGGTCACATAAGCAGTAGCTGTAGTGGAAACTGCTGAAGGTATCGTTGCATATATCTCATCTAGCTGTGCTGCAGAGAAAGTGTAGCTATCCTGAGCCAAGTCGCCGGTTGTCTCAATTACTGTACCTCCGATGTTTATCTGGAAGGTATTAGTGAAACTTGTTGAATACCTTGGAGCTGTGACTGTCACTCCGGATCCAATTGTGAATTCTGGGAATGAAGTTATTAAGCTTGCTCTAGGTATTGTGGTCAATGACCAATTGTAGCTAGACACCGCTCCATCATAAAGTGAGCTAGGTCCGTTTATGTCAAAACCTGATGAAACCGCGATTGTCAGCGTTCCATCTGAGTTATGAGATATGTCTGCAGTGTATGTTCCAAGCTCCACAACCTGCTGGTTTCTGAAGTCCATAGACCTAGTATCATAGAACACATTGGATCCATTTATCTTGATCCAGCAGCTGTTGCCGGTAGTACTTGATGAATATGCCTGGTAGGTATCAGAGGATGAGTAAGCCCACTGCCTTAAAGTAATGTTTGAGGTATTGTTCTGGATGCTCTGTGAGTTTATGGTGAGATCCAGGTAAAGATGGTATGTGTGGTTCACATAAGGACTGCTTAGAGTTCCTGTTAATCTTATGTCTGGCATATCCTCACCTCCTATCCAATCCACCTAACCAGAGTAATATTTGCATCATATTTTTCTACCTTATGGTTTCCAACAACCATTGAATCCAGCACTTGCACTGACTTGATATACATAATCTGTCCATTGATGTATGCAACTGTAGCTTCTCCATCTTTGAAGTTCATCTGCTGATTGGTGATGTTTATCTTAAGGTTGCTGTTGTTGTCCCCTATGGTTAGTCCTATCACATCATCGAATTTGTAGTACTGATTGATATCTTCGACAGTGCTCATATCAGCCTTACCATTTAATGCTTGCTCAATTGAAGTGCCAGTATACCTTATATCATTGTTTGTTACCCTTCCAGCTCCTAGGCTGAAAGTACCATCAGCAAGGTTTATCCAACTGGATCCATTCGCTGATTGAAGGATTCCCGTCTTTACTATATTTGCACTTAGCTCGCCAGTTGTTACGAAGGAAGCATTGATCCTTCCATCGTTGGTTATTGCTATCGGAAAGTTACCGTTGATTCCTGATGAACTGTAACCAAGACCATTTATATTCCATCGCCATATCTTCTGAGCTGTTGCTGGATCATCAGTATCCATTATTAGGATTTCACCATTACGCTTTAGTACGTAACCTCCAAGTGCATTCGTCAGAAGTGTAGTTGCATTTAGGATTGCAGCACTTAAATCAGAATTATTTCTCTCTACTGTCTGGGCTAACACTTTTTGTGTGTCAGAAATCTTTGTAATACTACCTGACATCCTTTCCTTGAAATCCCCGATCTCAACCTTTGAAGTTCTGCCAAGAAGCAGATCCTTCTCAATGCTTATAATTCTTGATTTGTGGTCAATACCTAAGTCGAGATGCCTGCAAGTTACTGTGTCCCCAAGCTCCACCTTAACCAAGTACTTGAAATTCCTGTATTCTTCAGTATTCTCCAGGTTTAACATATCAACTTTGATATTAGTGACTGGAAGGTCGCACTTAGAATCAATGAAGTAGGAAGCAGCCGCCGCCCTAAGCTGTGTAATTGCCTCTTCTTCAGTTGTTTCCTCGTCTATACCGATATCGAACTCCACTTCCTTGATCCTTGGAAAAACGTAGGAGCTAACATATGGACTATCAACATAAACTTCTGGAAGTTCCAGTCCATCTTTACCTTTAGGGCGTATCCTGGTTACTAGTGCATCGTAGTCTTCCGTTACTTCCACATCTAGAATATTCTTCCTGTATGAGATGGTCACTCCACTGTCCAAGCCTCTTTGACTCAGTATCGAGATGAGCCAACCGTCTAGCTTCAGTTCTCCATTCCATTTGGAAATAATACTGTCGTTACCCATAATGCAGTCTGTTACATTTCTATTTATGAAATACTGAGTTGCTGGTGTTGAAATATCTGAGAAAGCTGTAAATGGATGCAAATAATTAGCTGCCCCAAGAACATCTTCCAGGGCAGCCTGAGCTCCTTTGTTTGTGGGTCTGATATCCCTTACTTCATTGTAGACAAGGTCCCAAAAAACATGCCTCGTATATACATAAAGGCTTGTCATCCCTTTCCGGGTCTTATATATCCTGAATGGCTGGCCATCAGCGTGAATAATCCTTCCTTCTATGATCTCTTTCCATTTTCCAGTAGTATCGTAAATCGCTTCAAATTCTGCACTGTATAGACCATTGAGAATTTCCTTAGAGATAGCCTTAATAAGGTTATTAAGCACATTTATTCCATTGGATGTGAAGGTTGTTGCGTTTTTTTCAAATAGCCTGATCAAACCTCCACCCCCTACAGATTGCGCCAGTTGGGCACTATCTCAAGCTTGGTTACCGTTCCGGTCCAAGATATTGAGTTATTGCCTAAGACAAACACCGGAAACTCTCCCTGCATATCGTTATTCTTTCCAAGAAGATCCTTGTAGGCTTCTTCAATTTCGCTGTTCAGAGTCACGTAATCAGAAACATTTGATAAAATCACATTTGAAGAATTCACAGTCAGGGTAATGCTTCCGGTTCCAAATATAGTGATTATCGGCTTTGATGTTGCAGTTCCAGGATTCACCAGACCTCCTGGTACAGTTAGCGTCTGGAGTATTAATCCACTCTCCAGATAACCGTATGGCTGGCATACGAACTTTATCTTTGCTGTTCTTAGGTATAGGAGTCTCTTGAAGTCAATTGGTCCAGTTAGCCTTGCCTTGTAGAAAACATCAGGCTCACTTGATAGTACCAAGTCCCCACTTCCTCGTAGCCACGACTTTATTGTGGTAAGCTGGACTACGTCCTTAAGTGTTATTTCAAGCTCTTTCTCCATTGGTGAAAGGCTCCCGAAGGGTTGGAACAAATACCCATCACTTCCAGGAACTTTTAGAAATTCACCATCTTCCTTTGCTGACTGAATTGGAGGTAGAGTGTTCACAACAATGGAGTAGTCTCTTGAATCAATTCCCTTAAATACAAAGTATGCCCCCATCAGTATGCCCCTCCCCTCGATAATCTTTCATCAGCAAGGCTTCTTGTCATTAGTTCATCAAAGTAATCATAGAGGCCACTTGTAAGCTTCCTGCCATCAAGGTACACATCAACTTTCTTTGCTGCTATTTGCCTGAGTAGATAGATCATCTCCTTGAACTCGTCACCCCGACCCACACTTAAGGACCTCATTGCATCAGCCATTATCGGCACAAGGCGATTAAGCGGCAGAATCGCTTCACCACCAGTACCTGACTCACCTCCTGCCAGGAATGAACTGCCATCAAATCCGAATATTGTTGGATCCAGCATAAGTCCGCCTTCTCTATACCACTTGATACCAAAGGATGGAACTTGTGGTGGTGAAAGGCTGAACTTTCCTTCTATCTCAAAGTGCGGGAGCTTGACCTGAGGCAGCTTGAACTCAGGCAATTTCAAGTTTTTGAAAAAGCCTACTATAGAGTCAATGGCTGATTTCACTGCATCTCTAGCCTTGTTTATGGAACTTGATACTGTGCTAGTTACTCCATTCCAGACACTGATTCCAGTGGCCTTAACAGTGTCCCAGTTCTTGTAGAGAAGCACACCCACTGCGATAAGTCCTCCGATTGCTGCAACAGCTATTCCTATTGGCCCAGTGATAATTGCTATGACTCCACCAGCTGCAGATATTGCCCCTGAAGCAGCACTGAAGGCCGACACAGCCGCACCAACGATTGATACGACCTTACCTATGACAAGGATAACCGGCCCCACAGCGGCAGCAACAAGGGCAACCTTAACAATCATCTCCTGCTGCTCCTTAGATAAACCCTGAAAGCTGTCCATCAGCGGTTTTACTACTCCGATCAGGCTTTCAAGTATGGGTATAAGGATCTGTCCGAACTGAATACCTATTAGCTCAGCCTGTTCCTTCATTGCTCTTATTTTATTAGTTGGACTGTCCATGGTTCTAGCCAGGTCACCCTGGGCATTCTTGGTTGAATCGAGAATCACACCATACCTGGCTTGAACCTTCTGAGCTTCGGTAAGCTCTTCACCCTGCTTTGCTATTCCATGAGTGTATGCATAGGTCTTAATTGTGTTGTCATTAACGAGTATTCCAAGCGCCTTAAGCGGCTCAGCTTCACCCGAAATACCAGCTCTTAGCTTATTGAAGGCTTCATCTGGACTAAGGTTATAAAATGACGCCATATCATAGGCTAGTTTAGTAAGACCTTCTGACATACCAAGTGACTCATCTGATGCAAGTCCCATGGAAGTCAGCATGGCGTTGTAGGTAGCAACATTGCTCCTAACATTGTATGCATTAAGGCCAAGTGCCTTAGACATCTCTTCAGACCAACCTCTTGCTTCACTTGCAAGGCCACCCATAGAGACTTCAAACAGGTTCTCCGATTCTATTGCATCCATAGCCATCTTTGTGGCTGCGGTTCCAATGCCCAGGATTGGAAGCGACACAGCTGTTGATAGGTTCTTTCCAACAGACTGCATCTTTTCTCCTACTGCCTTCATCTTGTCTCCAGCCTTATCCAAAGCTTCAGACAATGTATTCCAGACAGAGGTTTTCTTCTTTAGCTCATCAGATGTATCTTTCAGTTCCTGCTGCATTTTGCTGAGCTCAGCATTGGCATAGTTCAGCTTTATCTTAAGGTTTTCAGAAGCCTTAGAGTCTTCACCTTTCTTTTCCACACTTTCCTGGTAACTCTTGGAGAGAGCTTCGACTTTTCCCCTCTGTATCTCAATCTGCTGGTTCAGACTATCAGCCTTTAGCTTCAATCCTTCAGCTGATTTCCCGAAGTCACCAAGCTTTGCACTGGCTGCGGTAAATTCGCTCTGCACAAGCTTCAGACTTCTCTGGATTTTATTGACTCCTTCCTGGAACCCTGTATCATCAAGACCAATTCTCGCTACTACTGTACTACTTCCTCCAGCCAAATTTACCACCTCCCTTACAATGGAATATTGTCGATTGTATCAACTTCATTGTCTTCAATACCATTAACTGCATTGTAGATTCTGAACAGTCCATGTAGCTTTCGTGGGGTACTTTTCCAGAACTGCTCCTCAGTCATCTTGAGGATTACAGTCCCCAAATAGTAAAGCCACTCCCAATCCCATTCTATGGAACCTGAGTGGCTTTCGCTTCCCCCGAGGTTTCATCAACCTCAGGCATTGCTATACTTAACGCTTCATTGATTACCGTGCCAAGCCTTTCAAGATCATCAAGGCCAAGCATAGATCCCACATCCTTCAGTGTTACGCTTTCATCCTCGACCTTGACTGCTGAATACACCAAAGCTCTAACAGCCTTGATTCGCATTCTCTGTAGATCATCGAAGGCCTTGTTCAAGTCTCCATATATGTCCTCCAGCTCGCAGAATGTGTTCAGATTAAATTTAAGCTCATATTCCTTTTCTCCAAGGGTAAACTTGATACCCTTGTCCTTCAACTCCTTGCCTTTCAATTCGTATCCTCCTTCTGATTTTCCAAAGAAAAAAGGACTTACTTATCGCAAATCCTTTCATTATTTATATCGTATGTATTTTTTTATTTTATGAAGTTAAGGAACAACACATCTTTCTTGTCCTCATTAGAAGTGAATTTAATATCCCATCTTTTTTCCATAAAATCAAGCAAGAGCAACCCACGCTCTAAAACGGCATTAGCATCCCAATCCTTATAAGCAGCTACTTCAATTTCACTATGAGAGCCATCTGTATAGCCTTTGTGTGATTTTCCCTTTGGTGACTTCTTGTCAGGAAAACTATCATTTTGAAGACTAGAGTTCTTACTGCTCGACAATGGCAATAGATTCCCCAATGAACCAGTCAGATAAACCTTTTGCTGTGCATTATATTTTTTAAATGCTTTATTCCAATATGGATTATCAGCAGTTTGCGGATATACATGTTCAATTGATACTTTGTCTTTCTCACTTTTCACAAATAAGGTCCAGTCAATTTTGGGATTGCCGTTTTGCCTAACCTTTTCTTGCTCATACTCATAAAGAAAGTAATGCAGCCCATTCCACCAATAAAAACCACCACCGCCGTTCTTATAGTTTCTAGCAATATAGGTCTTGAACGATTGTGTATCAAATGCAGTTGCCGGACTCATCCAGTCTTCAACACGACTACGTAGAGTATTGCATATGTAGTCAATGGTTACATTTCCACTACGAAGTAGTTTAGTAAGCCTATAGTATTCACTATTTCTATAAGAAGAAAATGCTCGGCCTAACCTAAAAGCTATGAATATGAATCTCTCAATCTCCTTGAATAGCTTCACCCTGCTTCGAGAATTGATATCCGATCTGAGATATGATGCAACAACAAGGGGCCTAAAATAGGCAATTCCAATTCTGTTAAGTCTATCAAGCCAAAGTTGTTCAGTTGCAGTGAGTTCTGAATTATTTAGTGGATTAAATGAATTATACCAGTGTACTGCTGCTGACTGAAGGCTCTTCACATAATCCGAGATTTCTTTCGGGGAAAGTTTCGACTGCAAAATCGGCTTATCATCAATACCATTTTCTTCTATTTCTTCCTCACCAACTTGATCTCTTACTTCTGTTATTGTTGTAATTGAATCCAACTTAACTTCAGTCTTATTGAAAATATTTTGTGGAGAGAACTTTTCTTCAAGAAGATATTTAATATAGTCATCTCCCTTTTGCCTTGTATACTGAAAATACATAATCCAATGTGCAGTTAGGAAATCATCGTCAGAAAGGGGTTTTTGCTTATTTCTTCCCAGCTGATAATAAACATCCTTCCATGCATTATTAATATCGTCTCGTAGAACCGCCCTTTCATCATCCGTAATTTCATACGGCTCGTAAAGTGTGGTCAGATATATCAATCTATTCTTGAGAAGCTCAAGATTTGAGAGTTTTTTACCACGATTATTCATTGTTTCGAATGCAACGAAAACGTCAAAATCGTCACCAATTTCATGCATATTAAACATTAGATTTTGAGTTACTTTTTTAAAAAGCAGTTCAAGCTCTGAAATCCCATATGTTTTACAATAATTTGCCAGATTATCTTTAAAAAACCGCTTTGCATTTTCTAGATTTAATGTATAGAAAGTTTCTGTGATGCTGCCTCCATCAGGCTCCCCCAAAATCCTATGCCTAAGATATTTAAAACTAGGATTGTCCTCTTCATAGCCAAACTTGTAAGTATTCAAAATATACTTTGGAGGCATCTGAACCACTAGGTACTTTTCTTTTATTTGCTTCAGTGAAAATGTCCCAATAAAGATATTTTCATCTGTCTTATCTGCATTTTCCGGTAACGACTTTATTAAGTTAAGTATTTCGTTAATAAAGATAACAAATGTAGTGAGTCGCTGCTGTCCATCTACAATATGGAATGGCCTAAACGCTCTATCTTGGATTAGCCATCTTTCAGATGTCCAATTCTTTGATTCATAGTCTTTTTTTGCAACTTGTTTCAGTGACAATAACCCAGTATAGTGAAATCTGTCATCCGGAAGGTTTACAATATCTTCCCAGAAATCCTTTAATTGTCTCTCTTGCCAGGCATATCCTCGCTGGTAATCTGGAATTTTAAATACCCTGTCTTTAAATATACTCTTTAATGACTCTAGTGTTTGCAATTAACGTAGCCCCCTTGCTATCTTAGCACAACATTAATCAACTCAAATCAAGGCTATACTATGAATTAAAACATCGTCGTATATTACTAATTCTTGAGTTCATATATTTCTATTATAGTCATAAATTAACATGATTAGTATGATAACAAAAGATAGCATAGCTTCGAGCCACATAATTTTCTGAAATTACGGGGTTTCAGTAGGCTCTGCAGGAACTGCAGCAAACCATCCTGAGATTATTGTTGGATCCGCACCAACTTCATCCTCATCCGTAATGAACCTGTAGTTTCCGTCGAAGTCTCTCGCAAAGAAAGTACCCTTTAACTTGGAGCTCTTTGGTGCAGGCTTTCCTGCTTCAGTGTCAAATTCATCTGATGTCAGTTCGAACTTGCCTTTGAGGAGCCACACGAACCTGTACTTCCCATTTGCTTTCTTTGATTTGAATCCCATGGCAATAGTTGGTGGTAGATCATCTTTACTCTCAATGAGAACTCCCTTAACAACCTTTGCTCCCTGAAGTGTGGCTCTGCTTGTCAGTGAAAGCTGGTTGAGCTCTATCTCAACTTCCACACTGTCAAATGCTGAAATAACGTCCTCCACAATATCATCAGAGTAGATGTTTTCCGAGTTTACTTTTGGTGATATTTTGGCACTAACCGCTCTCTCAAGCTTCTCTGGAACTCCATATGTTGCGCCAGTGCCGTCGTCCTTTGTTACAGTAGCTATGTGAATATCTTTAAGTCCTATTTGTCTAGGCATATTATCCCTCTCTTTCTTCTAGGTAGTAGTACCTTAGTGCTTTATGGTAAATCCCGGTATCTGGTTCATAGAGATCTGCTTCGTCTATTCGAGTAAAACCAGCATTCTTCATCTGTAACTTTACTTGAATCACAAGGACCTCATAGTCAGTCTTTGACCATATATCAACCTGCAAATATCTTCCAGTAAGGCTTTCCTCATCGTCTTCGTAGGCTTCACCGGTTTGGAAGTATTCATGGAATGTTATGTATTGAGTAGCAGCACCGAAATGCTTCTGGAATTTCACAGGGACTCCAAGAGGTGTCAAAGCTTCTAGTATCTTCTTATTCAAACTCCTCCAGCCCCCTTTCAAGTTCCTCTCTTATCACATTATTGATGTCTCTTTGATTTTCCTTAAGTGACTTCTCAGCCCAATGCTGAGCCGGTATCTTTGATGTGCCATATTCAGTGAATTTCGAGTAATAGAATTCTGATGCATCATCCTTGGTTGGGCCAATGTTCACAAAATCTATCCCATCTACCTTCTCTTTCTTAGATACCTTAATATTATCTGCCATGTGCTTCTTCGTATCTCTGGACCTAGGAGCTTTTTCTTCCATACTTTCCTTAACCAGGTCACCAGCTTTACTTAAGGCACTTTTCTTAATTGTTTCTCCTTTATCTCCCAGCTTATTAACCTTATCAATAAGTTCCTGCATCCCTTCAAGTGAGATCTTAGCCATTGGAGTCTACCTCCTTTGCCTGAATCTCGATATACTCATTCCGATACTTGATGTTATCGATGGCCGTTATGTTGTAGGTCTTGCCTTGAAAAAGGATCTGCATTGACTGATCGAAACCACTTATATACCTTATGGTGAACTTCACTGTATTCTCAGCTTGAACTGCCTTAGCTTCAAAGTATTCCTTCCCATGAAGGTTCGATACCTTTGCCCACACTTCCTTTATTACTTCAGGAGTTTCCACCTCGTACCCATTCTCATTCGTTGATATTATGACTCTCTGAATTGTTATCCTATGTCTCATTTCACCAATAGTCATGATTACCACCCATCTTTCCTGTATGGGCTTAGTAGACCAATCATCACATTGATGACTTCCTTCATATTCAGGTCTTCTCTCTTCTCATGTAGATTAGCTATGCAATAAAGAGCTGCCTGCCTTATGGACTCAGGAACAACAGTTAACTCTGACAACGGAAACCTTAGAATGTTCTCACATATTTCTTCACTTGAACTAATGAAAGAGTAGATGAGTGCATTGTCCTCATCTCCATCTATTTTCAAAAACTGCTTTGCTTCTTCGAGCGTAACCAACACACTCACCACCTTTCATGCATATAAAAAGAGACCTTATCGGTCTCCTAAGCATCATTTTTTGTTCTTTAGCAACAATGTCAAAATATAGTTATTCAAGCTTCGGTTTTCCCCATCAGCTTCTTTCTTTAGTTCTTCTTTTAAGTCTAGTGGCAAAGTCAGCAATATTCTGGTCTTATCCTTTCCAACCAATCATCATCACTCCCTATTAATATTTATGCACAATTCATTCCAAAACTAATAATATCATAAAGCATATTGAGAATAACAGGATTGTCTATCTGTTAACGAAATATAATTCTCGAGACCTTAAATCCCCCATTTTATAATCATTCAGAAAGCATTATACCTGCAGCCTTAAGTTTTGATATTAGAGCATTCAGATCTACGACCACTCCAGCCACAGTAGAAGCTACACTGTCAGCCTGCATAGCTGCAGGCTTCATTTCACTTCCAGAGAAAGAGAGCTTTCCACCAGTTACGATTTCAAGCTCTCCTCCTATCACTGTCTTTTCTCCACCCTGTTCAGTATAGTTCTTAACGTTACTCATATTCCTTCACCTACGCTTTCTGCTGGAGGACCTTTATGGCCTCTGGAAGTATGAGCTTTCCATCCACCCTCTGAGTTGCCTTGAATCCAACCTGACCGGTAGCAGCATATAGCTCGTTCAGTCTCTGGAAGGACCTACCCTGCCTGTCTGCAACCCAGTAGTAGCCGAAATCACCAAAGGCTATGGTCTTAGCTGTTGATGCTATGGTCGGTACATAGGCTGAAGTCTTAACTGGCCTATTTAGGATTGTATCAGGTGTTCCAGCAGCTAGTGATGGCTGCCAGATATACTGCCCGTTTCCATCTTTCAATTTTCTTATGACCTTAACAGTCGCATCATTGGTGACAAAAACCGCATTTTTTCTGTAAGGCGATTTAAGACTATACATCAAGTCTATTATCTCGTCCGCAGTAATTGCCGTAGCTGCTGCAGTAGTTACACCGAGTGTTGCTCCACCAGTTGCATTGAATATTCCTGTTGGCTTTCCTGTACCATCACCTATGAAAAAGGCCTCCTCTTCCTTTGCTCCTATCCTCCTGGCGAATTCCTTCGCTATGTATGCCTCAAGGTTGAATACACTGTCATTAAGCAGTTCCTCGGAAACCTTGATCATCGTAGACAGTTTGTATGCTCCGATTGATACAAGTCCGAATGAATCATCGGATTCAGGAATTGGCGCTTCTTCTTCAACCCATGACGCTGTCCCCTTTGAAGCGACAATCGGTATTTTCTTATCACCTGAAGATGTGTTTATTATCTTTGCAAGGCTCCTGAACAGGTTCTCCTCCTCCAGCGCCTGGATTAGGACCTTTTCAAATTCGTCAGGTGCAAGGTAACCACCTTCGCTGTCAGTTCCTATCTGCAGCGCATTCTGGATATCGAAGTTATTCTTACTCCTCAGTGCCTTCCAGAAAGCAGCCTTGTACTCATCAGTTGCTCTACCGGTCTTCATCTCCATTCCACCATTTGGCATCATGGTTATGGGGGTATTGACCGCCTTAGAAAGTTCAAGGTCAAGTGCCTGCTGCCTTTCAAGTCTATCAATCTCCTTTCCAAGGTTAACAACATCAGCTTCCATCTTATCGTAGGTTGCAGTGTCTTCAGCTGAGATTAGTCCATCGTTGCCTCTCTTTGAATCGAGGAATGACTTAGCTGTATCCCACGCTTTTGCTCTTTTCTCTCTTAGTTCCAATATCTTATTCATTCATTTCCTCCTAATATTTCAAGAGACTTAGTCTCTTATCAAGTTCGCCAATTGCAGTTTTCTTTTCTTTTTCTTTCTCAGGAAACTTCTCCTTCAGGGAGTTTAGTACAGTCATCTTGCTGAATACTGCACCTTCTATGGAATGTGACTCTTCCTTACCCTTCTCAAACATGACCTCATCTGCAAAGCCTAGCTCCACAGCCTTCTTTGCATTGAACCAGCTCTCAGTATCCATGAAGTGAGATAGCTTTGTCCTTGATAGGCCCGTCTTTAGCTCGTAAGCATTTATGATGCTTTCCTTAACCTCACCGAGCATTGCGATAGCTTTTTCCATTTCAACAGCATCTCCAAAAGCCATGGTCATGGGATTATGCACCATTAGCATCGAGACCGGGGACATCATTACCTTTGCTCCGGCCATTGCTATGACCGAGGCTGCGCTTGCTGCAAGGCCATCTATTTTCACGGTCACATTACCTGGATACTCCTTCAGCATGTTGTATATCTGGCTGGCAGCTATGACATCGCCACCTGGAGAGTTGATCCATATTGTTATGTCACCACCTCCATTCATCAGTTCAGACTTGAACATCTTTGGTGTGACCTCGTAGAGTAGGAAAGTGTCGCCTTGCTATGTTGCCATAGTAGGTCTACACAGACCCCTCACCGAACCGGACTTACCCCTCTCAAGGTATCCGGCTCTCCATTGTTACAAAATAGTTTTTTCTCATTGATTGTGAATTTTATGATGGCAATTACGGCAAAGTACCATTGTTTTGCGACGTTTTGATATCATAGCACGTTCCCAGTCAGCTTTACCTTTCAGGTCTTTGACTTTATGAATATGATGAATTTCATAATGGTCCGCATTTGTTTTACCGCACAATTCGCAAACTTTAGCTTTTATACGTTCTTCAAGAGTATTTCTTGAAAATCCATATATAATTGCCGCTTTTGTAATTTTATCCGTATAGTCTTTACCGCTTTTACAGTCGGAATATTTTGCAAAATAACATCGTTTTGGTCCCTGCTTTGTTTCGTAGGGTATACCCCATTCGCCTTTTCCGTTTTGAAATTTATTTATTATCTTGGAAATATACGAATTGTGTTTTGCTGCTAATGTTTTTAAGCAACTGTACTCCATGAGGTATGCAAAATACCGTAATTGACAGTAGTTACTTGCCAGTGAATAATAATTGCAAATACCCCTCAACTCAGAATTGTAAGTTGATACAATTTCCAGGTCTGATAAGCGTATCAAACTTGTACGATGTGTCGAAAATAATGTTCCGTCCTTCTTTTGATAAACTATCCCTTTGTTAAACAAGAACTTGTTCAATTTATCTTTTATCGGTATTAGTAATTCAACCTTATTATTTAACGTTCTCACAGTGATTCCGCCTTTTTTGGGTTTGACTTTTGCATTTCTTCTTATACATACGTCATATCCCAAAAATCTTGCGTAATTGCTGCTGTGGGTAATCAATGTCTTTTCTTCACTGAGCTGCATTTTTAACGCGCTACTTATGAATAGTGATAGTTTGTTCTTTATTTCAACACAATCCTCACGACTACCGTTTACTGCAATAATAAAGTCGTCCGCATAACGAATATATTGTATTTTTTTGTCCGTTTGGGATTTGCATGGCGTTTTCAGCTGAACACTACGAACCGATTTCATTTCTTTAATGAATTGTTTTTTTTGTATCTTGTTATTAGGGTCGCAGTTCTTAATGGCTTTTCTGGCTTTTACCGTTTGCCACTGTGCTTTACGGTATTCTACCGTGTACAACTCCGCACTTGGCTTATCAAATTCATTTTTGAGATTTACGATAAACTTATCTAATTCGTGTAAGTAAATATTTGCAAGGACAGGGGAAAAAATACCACCCTGCGGCGTGCCGCTGTAAGTCCTGTGATATGTCCAATCTTCCATATATCCCGCTTTAAGAAATTTATAAATAAGCTGTATCAATCTCTCATCTTTTATTTTCTGGTTCAATAATCTTATTAACACCGAATGGTCGATGTTATCAAAACAACCTCTTATATCACCTTCGACAAACCACTTTGCCCCTGTGAATTTCAGACGCAGACTTTTAAGAGCAGTATTACAACTTCTGTTGGGCCTGAAACCGTGTGAACAGTCCATAAAAACAGGCTCATAAATTGCCTCTAAAACCATACGCAATACTTCCTGAACGAGCTTGTCCGTGAAGGTTGGAATACCAAGAGGTCGCTTTTTATCTGAACTTTTTTTTGCTATATAGGTTCGTCTTACAGGGGTTGGACAAAATTCGCCGTTTTCCAATGATTTAATGATATTTGAGATTGTCTTTTCACTAAATCCATCGGCGGTATCATTATTTATTCCCTTTGTTGACGCCCCATTATTCGCATACAAATTTTTATAAGCCAAAAACCATATATCTGGACGTAACATATACCTAAACACTCGTGTGAATGTTTCATTTGGATTTTTCAATGAGTTTTTACTTATTCTTGTCAAAATTTCTGTTGTTGGTAGCATCTCTGCCATTGAGGTTTTCCTCCCTAACTTTCATCTTTTTTTGACCGTAACAACTGCCTTCCTTCGCCATGTAGTGGGCATTATCCACCTCGAACTACTATGAAGGCTCCGTACCCATGAACCATATTCAAACTTCAGAAAAGCTATAGCTTTTTCAAGCATTGGTTTTTAGGGTATCCTCGGTTAGCATAAATAACTGGTTGTAGATTGTCGGATATGCTTTCGTTTCGTTTGCACAAGTTCTCTTGCACGTCATACGAATATGGAGGTAAAAAATTTATCGGTGACGATAATAAACTACATTCGTATCTAAGGTATCAGACAAAATTTCCTTAGCCCTTGGTAAACTGGGACTTGAAACTCACATTCAACAAGTACAGTTTTATCCTCATATCTACTTAGCATTGCAGTTCAGTCGTTCTCTGTTGCCTATGAGAAACTTACCGCTTTATGGGCATGCTATGTTCCCGTGTCAGCTTTCGCCTTTCGGTTAGCCCATTTGCTTACAGAGTTACCTACTCTGTGTGTTACCAATTACACTTTTATTTATGCCCTATCCGAGCGCACATCTCCGTACCAAGTCTCATTTGCTATTGCGCCATCAAGGTATAAGGTGCGTCCTTCATCGCTTTCCACCCAGTTCCAAAACTTTTTTAGTTTCATTTTCTTTCTCACCTCCTTCGAGATCAGGTTCCATCAGTTTTGGCACACTTGCCATGTCCATCATTGCAGCATTTACCATGTACTTGTTCCCTCCGAGCTCCTCCGGTATCAGGTTCATCTCCTCAAGCTCCCTTATGTCATTAGCTGACATGATTCCGTTCTGTCTCATGGTCTGGTAGAAGCTTGCTCTTGATGCCGCATCACCTCTTAACCTTCCGTTCAAATTGAACTTAACGAAGTACTTCTTTTTGTCATCATATGAAAACAAGGCCTTCTGCATTGACTGCTCAAGCCTTGATACCCAGGGGATTATTGTATTGTCTATGAAGCTAATTGATTGGTGTTCGATATTTGAGAATGTAGCTCTATCAAGTGACGCCACTAGGTGTGGTGGCACCCGGAAGATTCTGCATATCTCCTCGGTCTGAAATTTTCTTGTCTCCAGGAACTGTGCCTGCTCAGGGGGTATCCCAATGCTCTGAAACTTCATTCCTTCCTCGAGGACGGCAACTCTGTGCGCATTGCTGCTGCCCTGATACACTGCGTTCCAGCTGTCCCTTACTCTCTTTGGATCCTTCACTACGCCTGGATGCTCAAGTACTCCACCTGGATTAGCTCCATTAGCAAAGAAGGTAGCACCATACTCTTCTGTCGCTATTGCCATACCCACAGCGTTCTTTGCCATAGCGATTGGTGAGTAACCAACAAGGCCATCAAAGCCAAGCCCTGGAATGTGAAGCACGTCCTCTCGTCTTAGCTTGATTGAACCAGATTCATTCCTGTATTCGTAGATCAGATCTCCATTGGAGTTCCTATCTACAACAATTCGATCTGGGAGCAGTGGATATAGAGACAGCACATTCCCTCTGCCGTCTCTAATGATCTGTGCATATGCATTTCCCCAAAGCAAAAGATGACTCATAAGTGTTTCTCTAAACACGAATGAAGTCATCTCAGGATTTGGTTCATCATGGAGGATCCGGTAAAGCCTGTGATCCAATGCTTTCTCTTTACCATTTGATGTATGCTCATATACATGAAGAGGTAAGCTAGCAATTGTTTCTGCTAGGATCCTTACACATGCGTATACTGCAGTGGTCTGCATTGCAGTCCTCTCGTTCACTGTTTTACCGCTGCTTGTACTTCCAAAGAAGAAGCTGTAGTTGCTTCCAAAATATGTATTTGAGATCGGATTATCTCTTGACCTGAATAGCCTTCCAAGTATAGGTATCTGCATTTTATACCTCCTCCAACTAATTCTGTGCAAAATAAAAGCACCTCTTTCGAAGTGCTTGGCTGATAATTCTATTCTCCATAAAGTATGAATTCCAGGTATTCTTTCTTGTGCTCGTCAATGAACAATACTAATTCGAAATAGTCATTATTGTATGCTTCTCGTTGGACACCATAAATATCAAACATCGAATACTTACCTGAATCTCGGATGTCTAAAATTTGCTCCTTAAGCTTGTCCGTTAAAAGTCCAGGTTCTGCATAGTAACATCCGTACCGGCAATAAGAATGCCCTTCAGATTCACAAAGCACACCTTCCTTAGCTCCCTCGGCCTTTACATAAATACAGTGATAGACGCCATTGGTGTCCACATACATTGCATGTAGGTTTTGCTCGATGAAGGGATAATCGTCCAAGAGGGTACCTGCAAAGTTGTCGTATTCAACTTGAGTAAGTTCCACAATCTCTTCGATGACAAACTGTGTGCCTTCAGAAGGCTTTGTAGCCCTCGACTTCAGTTCTGTCACATCAACTGGCTTCCTTAAGAAAACAGCCTTAGCCATTGCGCTTACCTCCTCGGATCCCTTCGTAGTTGAAGTTGCCTTTCCTGATCTCAGCATTATCTGCCTCCACCGCCTTCTTGTAGTCTTTGTCTTTTGTCTCCTTTACCATGCACTCCATGCAAATGCAGTCTGTGTTGAACATTGACATTGTCCTTCCATCCTTAAGTTCCTTATGGCACCTGTCGCATCGTGTCTGAGTGAAAAACCTGTCGCTCATCTTTCTTCCTCCAACTCTTCCAAGGCACTCCTTAGTTCCTCAAGGATGTTGCTTGCATACTTCTGAGCAGTGATGTTGACCTTCTTACCAATTGTCTCCAGGTCTCCTTCAACCATATCTATAAGTCCATTAAAGAGTTCAACTGCTTTGCTATCCTGTACCTTGATTCCTGTTGGGTTGAACTTTCTGAATGTACCTTCTTCGATTAGTCTCTGAAGCTCTGCATCTCCATACAGCATCACATCTACATCCACTTCGTTGATGTTCTCGAGTATGAAGTCGCTGCCCCATTTACCTATGATTTTGCAGACTGTCTTTCCATTCTTAGTGATTAGAAAATCACCTTTTTTCATACACAAACCCTCCTTGGTTATCTTGTTATTACATATATCACTCTAAAAGATATATATAGCAAGCTAATCTTGATATTTGTGTATTAGTTTAGGACCAGTATCCCGCGGTCATCATATACGCTGCCCTTTATCTCATTCCTGATGGCTCTGTCCAAAGCCATGATCAAGGCAACTGCTCCGTCAATCTTCTCTGTACTTTTCTCCTTGTCCGGCTTTATGTTTCCGGCTGGATCTGTCTTGACGTAAATGTTGTCCATCATCCATCTAAGTACTGGATTCCCACCGTGGGCTATCTTCTTTTCAAGCGTCAGCTTCATTAGCTCCTTTGTTGGTGGAGACATGTCCTTGTAGCCTTGACCGAAGGGAACAACAGTGAAGCCCATTCCTTCAAGGTTCTGGACCATCTGCACCGCTCCCCATCTATCAAAGGCAATCTCTTTTATGTTGTACGTTGTACCAAGTTCCTCAATGAAGTTTTCTATGTAACCATAATGGACCACATTCCCGTCAGTTGTTTTAATAAAGCCCTGCTTCTCCCAGGTATCATAGGGAACATGGTCCCTTCTTACTCTGTTCTGAAGATTATCCTCAGGGATCCAAAAATATGGGAGTATTACATATCTCTCATCCTCGGTCCTTGGTGGGAACACAAGAACAAATGCTGTTATGTCTATTGAACTTGAAAGGTCTAGACCAGCGAAGCACTCTCGCCCAATTAACTCATCTGGATTTACTGCAAAGTCGCATTCATCCCAATGGTGCATCTGCATCCATCTGACTGATTGCTTAACCCAAATGCATAGCCTTAGTTGCTTGAACAAATTTTCCTCCGCTGCATTCTGCCTGGCATTTTCACAGGCAATCTTGATCTTATCTTCCTGAACTGTTATTCCAAGGCTGGGATTAGCTTTCTTCCAGACTTCAGGATTTGTCCAGTCGTCATTTTCATCTGCAGCATAGATGGTTGGATAGAATGTTGGATCAACCTTTCTCCCCTCCATGATATCCATTGCCTTCTGATGGAGCTCGTAGCCTATGCTATTGAAGTCATTTCCTGCTGTTGTGATTAGGAAGTTCACCGGTTGTCTTCTCGCATCAGATGCTCCATGCAGCATGACATTCATCATCTCCCTATTAGCAACATGAGTCTCATCAAAGAGCACCGCTGTTGGTGAGATACCATGCTTTGAATAAGCTTCGCTTGAAAGCACCTGATAGAATGAGTTCATGGCTGGATACACTATTCTTTTCTGTGATGCTACAACCTTTAGCCTTTTCTTTAGAGCTGGACTTAATGAGATCATGTCCACCGCCACGTTGTATATTAAGCTGGCCTGGGCTCTGTCTGCAGCGCAGCTATAGATCTCAGCTCCTCGCTCACCATCAGCAGTAAGCATGTAGAGAGCAAGTGCAGCTCCAAGTTCTGTCTTTCCCTGCTTCTTGGCAATCTCAACATAGGCAGTTGTTATTTGCCGGAATCCATTTGGCTTTATGATTCCAAATATGTTTCTGATGATTGTCTCCTGCCATGGGAGGAGCTTGAATGGCTGATTATACCATTCACCCTTAGTGTGTCTCAGGTTCTCAATAAACCTTACAGTATGGTCAGCTCTTTCTGGCATGTAGGTTGATGTTGGCAGCATAAACTTTGTTGGGACAAACAGATCGCTTTTCTTACTAGCCAGTTATCTCACCGCATTCTTTTGGAAAATTGAGAGAAGCAAACTCACCAAATAACATTGAAGCTGCATTGTCCCTAACCTTTGCTGCCAGCTTAGAATCCTCGAAGGTCCCTATGTGGTACTTCCTTCCACAGAAATGTATGTAAGCTTCGAAAGCATTCTTGCGCTTTGCCTTGCTTACCCCTATGTAGCCCGAGGTATTTGTCCTCTTGAGGCTTTGGTTGAAGCAGTTCTCCTGGTGGTTACACACTCTTAGGTTGGATATTCTGTTGTCCAGCCTGTCTCTTGAGATATGGTCCACTTCCATCCAGGATGGATATTTAAGGATCACTTTATGGATAGGCACTACCTTCCCTTTTCTCTTTGTTGAAATATACCCCTTCTTCGACAGGTGCCAGCTATGCTTTCGTACCTTATCGTAATCAACCTTATCAAAAGTAAAAGCCACACCATTTCTGGTGTAGCCTGTAATATAGGACTCTCTTTCAATGATCACATATGTCAATCTCCAGCACCTCCCTTGAGAAGAAGGAGCTCCATTGGATCGTCACTTTCCAACGGCTTGTCAGTGACGATTCTACTCCTCGCTGAAGGAGTCAGACCGAACTGTTCACAAAACCTATTCATTATCTTCAGGTAAGTCTGAGCGATGGAAACCTGAGGTACCTGCTGCCAATACCCTGAAGGAGTCTTTACTATAGTTCCATGCTTGGTTATGAACTCCTCTGCTTCCTTCCACCTGGCATATGCCTGACAGTATCCAGCGAAGGCTGCCATATCCACTTCAGAGAGTACTCCCATGGTCTCAAGAAGCTTTCCTGTCCTTCGCCATTCCTTCTTGGCTTCAGCATCAAGCCACAATGGACACTTGGGCATCTTCTTATCTGGCTTCGGTTCAAATTCGTTTAGTGCTCGCTTTCCTGGATTTCCTTCCAGGACCTTTATAGCTGTTGGCTTTGGTTTTCGTCCTCTTGTTGCCATGGTCATCACCTCCTCCCATAAGAAAAGAGCCCGAAGGCTCTATCAAGTGTTCTTCTATTTCTCAATCTTTGGTTCAACTCCTCTAAAGGCCGAGTTTCCACCAAGTCCTTTAAGAAGGGCTGCTCTAGTTCCCTTGTGCTCCGAACCGTTGAGTCCTAACCTGATTAACCAGACTCTCAATGCGTACTTGGGATTGTCCTCTTGTGAAACTTTGGATGAAGCATACTTCAGTTGCCTGGCTTGATTTGCTGCAGCCTTCAGGACTTCTCTCAGTGCTTTGACCTTATCCTCGCTGATGCTATCCGCGCAAAATTCCGCAATGGGAACCGGCCCACTTAGATTGATCTGAAACGCCTTCAGACTGGGCCTTAAAGGCTCCAGGTTCGCTTCAAGCTCCTTGAGGTCCGTTACCTTGGCCTCTGCCAGTTCTTCGGCAACACCGGTCCCAACAGGCTGCCAGTCAACGCCCAAGGCAAGTGCCAGAAGCTTCTGTTTGCTGGCGAGCATGTTGATAAGATTCCTAATCGTTGCTCCTGTGTGGCCTTGGAGACTAATCACAATTGCTCCCTTCTGAGTTGATGGGCTCTCACCCATAAGCTCTCGCTCTGTGAATGTTATCTCATCCTCAGTAGAACCACTGTTCAGTATGTCCTCAACGAATCTCTCCACCCCATTCGAATCAAGAACCTCCCCGATTCTTGTGATAGTGTATGTTGTCTTTCCGTCTGTAATTTCGTAGCTGAAGGTTGGGGCTCCTTTGTACTTTGCTTTAGCTCCTAGCTTCTCCTCAACAGCCTTAATGACTTCCTTCTTGTCCATTCTCAATACCTCCTGTGTTTTCTTGGTAGTGTATATATCACTCTAAACACAGGTTATAGCAAGCTATTATTTTGATTATGACTCCTTAGACTTTACTTCTTTAACAAGGTCAGCATATGGTATCTTCACGCCATCTCTCTCGACATAAATATCTTTATCAGAGCCTACAAAATTTGCGTACCTTCGCAATGCCACGCTTACGTATTTTTCATCAAGATCCATTCCAAAGCAAATTCTATCAGTCTGCTCACAGGCAATCATGGTTGATCCTGATCCCAAGAACGTATCTAGTACAATGCCATTGACCTGTGATGAATTCTTTATGGGATAGGCTAAGAGTCCAATTGGCTTCTCCGTTGGATGACTCTCATTCTTCTTGGGTTTATCGAAATTCCATACAGTTGTCTCGGATCTACCTGTGTACCATTTGTGGTTCCCAGTTTTCAGCCAACCATAAAGTATTGGTTCGTGGATCCAGTTGTATGGACTTCGCCCTAGGACCAGAGAGTTCTTTTTCCAGATGCAAACTCCACTGAGATGAAAGCCTGCATCAACAAATGCTTTCCTGAAATTGAGACCCTCGGTGTCTGCATGGAATACATAAATCGAAGCTCCAGGAGCCATGTTCGCTGCCATGTTGTTGAATGAATCCAAGATGAACTTATAGAACTCTTCACCCTTTAAATCATCATTCTTGATTGAAAGCCCTGAGCCACCGACATAGGAGACTCCATAAGGCAAGTCTGTAACTACTAGATTTACTTTCTTCCCATTGGCAAGCTTCTGAACATCTTCAGCCTTTGTTGCATCACCACAAACTAGCCTATGTCTTCCAACAGTCCACACATCACCACGATTAACGAAGCTCGCTTCCTCGAGGGCCTTTGACAGGTCAAATCCATCGTCTTCTTTGACATCTTTGTCATGGAGCTTCGTGAACAGCTCATCAATTTCTGGTGGATCGAATCCCGTGAACTTAAGATCATAATCGAGTCCTTCAAGGTCCTTGAGAAGATCTGCTAACAGACTCTCATCCCAGAAGCCTGATACCTTATTCAGAGCCACATTAAGTGCCTTCTCCTTTGTTTTGTCTATATCGATGACCACACAGTCAATCTCCTCGACTCCAAGAGTCTTAAGGACTGTTATTCTTTGATGCCCACCAATGACTGTCCTGTCTTTATTGACTATCACAGGGTCAACATAACCGAACTCCTTTATGCTGTTCTTGATTTTCTCAAACTCACTGTCACCAGGCTTCAACTTCTTCCTTGGATTGTAGCTGGCCGGTATCAGATCATCTATTCTTAGTTTCTTAAATTCCATTCTCATCTCTCCAAAATCTATATTTGATATAACAGTTATGGCTGCAGTACTTTCTGTCAGAGCTTCCATAGCTCTCAAATTCAGTTCCACAGTTACTGCAGGTTATTTTCTTGAATGCTGTCTCATTAGGTTTCCGGTTCTCAGGGTGAAGCTGCCACCAGTTCCGACGACACACTTCCGAGCAGAACTTACGCTTTCTCCCAGTTGATGACTGAGTAAGCTTTTTATTGCAGTGTCTACAGATCAGGGCTGAACTCTTCTGTTCCTCAAGGTTCAATGCTACAACAACCGAATTGCCGCCAATGCCATGCCTCTGGCAGAAGCTTCGGACATTGTTTCTGTTCATACCCATTGCTGCTGCAATTGCCTTGTATCCGAAACCATTTACCCTTAGTTCAGTTATCTTTTGTCGTTCTTCATTAGTCATCTTCTGTAAACCTCCGGAAACAAAAGAACGCCTCGGTTGACTCACTTCTGAGCTCACCTTAGCGTTCAAAAATATGGTTTTTATCTTGAACTATTACGCAAAAGCCCAAATCTCAAATAGCTTGTACCCCAATGCTTGAGATGCTTTCCGGCACCATTTCGCGATACCCCCCTTATGAAATTTCGCGAAAATTCACGCGTTGGGAACGCGCGTCCGAAACCCTTAGATCCCCAAGGATTTTCAGTCCCCTACCCCTCATGTAACGATTTCAGTATTTGTATAAAATCTGCATATCTTCCACTCTAGTTTTTCTGTTGTGACACCTTGTGCATAGTGGTTGCCAGTTACTTTCATCCCAGAACAGATTCATATCACCACGATGAGGTATGATGTGATCAACCACATTTGCTTTGGTCAGTTCACCAACCTTCATGCACCTGACACACAGTGGGTGAGACTCAAGGAACTTCTTCTTAGCCTTGCGCCATCTGCCATCATAGCCTTTCTCTGTGGAGCTTAGCACTGTTGCTGCATGCTGCTTGGCATGTACCTCACAGAATCTTCCTGAGGTAAGCAGAGCACAACCTGGATGCTTACAGGGCTTCATTGGTTTCCTTGGCATACAGCTCTCCTACCTAAAGTTAAAGCCCTGAGATTGCTCTCAAGGCTTTTATATATACTTCTACATTTCTATTGTCGCACATAATTTTTGATTTTCATAGCGTCCTATAGGCGGCTTCTTAGCGTCCTATAGGCGGCCAATTTTCATTTGCTTCTTTAGCTGATATCTTAGCTTTTTATGTTCAATGCATAAGTACAGAAATGTTCGATTGTATGATAACGAAGTGACCTCAGCACCACACACAGCACACAGTGGTAAATACATCTGTTCATGAGGACTAATCCTTTTGATTTTTATTTGATCTTCAACAGCCTCTCGATATCCCATTTTACCCCCAATAAAAAAGAGTACGCAATCGCGTACCCTTAGTTATGAACTTAAAACGAACCTCGAACAACCAAGATTCTTTCGTGTAGACTTCTACATCTTCACTGTATCATATGATTTTGGAATTTCATAGCGGCCTATAGGCGGCTTCTTGGCGGCCTCGAGGCGGCCAATTTTATCGTTTGTATTTTTTACTTCGCCATCATATACATTTGCAGCTTCTTCTATCGATCGCTTATGTAATTTCTGGACCCACCGCATATTGTACCCTAATGTAATGGCGATCTGGTTCCATTCCTCTCCTTCAATGTAGCGGAGCTCGAGTAGTCTACGATATCTTTCATCGTAAATCCTTGAGATCACAAGGGCCATATTGAGCTTTAGTGCATACAGTTCGTCTATTTGGGAATTGATCTCCTTTTCTAGTTCTAGCTTTCTAACAATCACACTTTCCATTGAGCTCTTCTGTTTAGACGATGAGACTTTGTCCATTTGAAAGCTTGATGTGACTTTCTTTGCTTGACTATCCAATGTTTCAACCTGATTCAACATCATTTTGATTTTTCTATTAAGCAAGTTCGCTTGTTCAAAATATTCTCTTATATCCATTCGCATTCCTCCAAGTTCTTCAAGATTGCTCTCACTTCATCCAAACTTGTCACTTTGTAAGCTTTGCCGCCAGCTGCATTTATCTTCTCAAGTGCAACCGACTGTAGTTTGGTTAATCTTCCCTTCTCAGTTTTAACTTCAAAGGCCACAAAGTGACCTCTGAAGCAACAGATGATGTCAGGGATTCCTGTAGTTCCATACATGCCGCCATGTTCTTTCCAACAGAAGCACATCGGAATGTCCTTCAGATATTTTAGAATCTTATTCACAATCTCCTTCTCTGCCATTTTCCTCTCTATCTCGTAACTAGTAACTTCTGTAATCAAATTCTGATATAGGGTACTTATATTTTAAAATTTATAAAATCATTTTTACATTCGTGAAATTATCTTTTTCGTGTAGCTATAGATTTTTACTTACTACAAGTTACAAGTTACTGGTTTTTTAGTTATTAATTTAAGTTCAAATCTTTGTATTTCTTTGGTGTTCTAAGCATTTCAGCCTTTACAACAAATTTGTCAATATCACAGCTTGTAGCCATTTTCTCCAAATCGAAGATGTATCCCCGCTTGATTTCAGTCCCAAATCTGACTGCTCCATACGAATGGAAATAGTCTTTGCGTTTGATCTGGCGAATAAACTGAGTGTAAGGAAGTACCTCTCCTGCGACAGCATGATCTCTAACATATTTAGTAAAAAGGTCATATGTCAGCTTCAAGTCGAACCCAATCCTCTCGTAGTTCTTTATGAATGTATAGTGCACATCTGGAGTAAGCTCCATCCTGTCGAAAATCTCGAAGGTCTTGTCTACCACACTCTTGTTGTGATCATTTCCATCGAGTAAGTACTCCTTCACTGAATACACAAGATTGCCTTGAAATACTTCCGGCTCCTTGTTGAAGAGTTCCTGCAGGCTCATTCCAAATCTCTCAGCCAATTTCTCCAGGAGGAGCTCCCCACACATGAGGACTGCAGTGTTATTCCTAATTCTTGATGGAAGCCTATCTTCGAGACTTGTGAACACCTTCTGATGATGTTCCTTAAGCTCTTTCTGATCAAGCTTTAATGATTCTAGGAGCAATGTCTTTCCGAGCTTTTTAAGCAAGTTTTCACTCATTACTAATTTATTAAATGCTCTCAATCTGTCTGTACTTTTCAAGTCTGACTTTGAGAACAGGAGCTCCATTGATCTTTCCTTGATCGCTGTTTCCATTGGACTTTCCTCTCCTGCCATTACTACAGGAGCATTGAGCTTGTATAGTATTACGCTCATGTCTGGTCTTCCTCTCTGGCCAGCATGTCCATCATATGCATCTCTCAAGAAATTCATGAGTGCGTCAACTCTTGTTTTCTCAAGAGTTGATGGCTTATATTCATCCATTAGGAATGGTATCGTGTTGCTGCTGGCCGCTGTCTTAAGCAGTGTAAATCCTGTCATCTTGCCGGCTCCTGTGATGCTCTTTGATGAGAATATGGGATAGAGTACTTTTTCCATAGTGTTACTCTTACCACTACCAGCTTCACCTGTCATGATGAGATGTGGAAACTTAATTCCTGACTGTCTGAGCTTTTCCTTTACAAAACATGCTGCAGCGAAGCATAGAACTGTGACTGTCTTAGCGTGTTCGTTATACTCTAGTAGAGGCTTTGCTATCTGCTCCAGCTCCTCCTTCGTGATAACTTCACTTTCCAGAATATCACTCTCAATCTCACAGCTCTTTGCCATAGGTACTATTTCTCCAACATCATTTCCCTCGCTGTCGATGGCTCTATTCCTGTCAACGAATGCCCATCTATCGCTTACCTTGAATATCCCGATACCTCTGACACCTTGTTTAATTGGATACTTTTGCTTTGATACATGTGCCTTAATTAGTTCCAGGTCGCCTTCAGTGCCAGTATAGGATAATGATATTGTATTCTGATTAAGACACCTCTTGAAGCTTTGCAGGTTGGACATCTCAACCGTCATGAAGGTTCTTTTGTACTCTTGACCAATATCATTCTGGATGATGCATCGTAGTTGTGCTTCATCGCTATCCTGTATCAACTCCAGTGGCCGTATTACGAAGTTTGAGATGATGAAGGAGTTTCCATCAGGTCTTATCTTGACGTATGTATTTCCTCTCTCTATGATCCTCCCTCGGCTGTCCAATGCTTCGTAGACCTCTTCTGTGCTGTCACAAGCTTTTTCTAATACTTCCTCACCATATGTTCTTCCATCCACATAGTGTTTAGTTTCCCATTTCTCTCGATTAAGGCCGCTTGACTTGAAGATCCTGTCCATCTGTTCCTTATCTCGTCCGGTCCAGAAAGCAAGCTTCATTGCGAAGGCAAGGTCAGCTTCACTCTGCGATGAATACTTATCCTGCCATTTACCTTCATAGAGGAGCTTGAAATCTTCTCCGTTTGATGATGCTTGAGCTCTCTGAATAACCTCGTCGTCAGTCAGCACAGTCTTTACTGCAACTTTTCGAGGAGCCTTAGCTTTCTTCTCCTTAGCAATGAAGAATTTATGTACTTCTTCTATTCCACCTTGGCACTCTGACACCGGATCATTCTTACCAGTTATAGATTCTCCAGTTACAGTGAAGAAGCGAGCTTCCTCATACATCTCCACACCAGTCTCACTATTTTTACGTCCTTTGGGTGGCAGTACTCCTTTTGCTATGAAGTGCAACCCAGTACCTGATGGACTGATTTCGCAGTACGTAGGGAGGAGCTCCAGACACCTCTTCCCTATGTCTGAAAGCTCCCCAGTTTCTTTGATTCTACAATTGTCGATATCTATGCCTACATACCCATTCTTTGAGAACACATAACCAATGCCACTGTACTTAAACTTCTTCATAGCCTCTAGAGCCTTAGCAAAGGTTGTCCAGGTAATTGGAGCCTTGCTGCTGGCCTTCTTACCACTGAGAGGGTTATATGGCACTTTTGTAGGTTTCTCTCTTCCTGGTACTGATTCTATGTTGTAGCAGACCCAAGCCTGCTGGTTCTTTAGCTCTTGAGGAAAGTTATCATATTCTCTTATCATAAGCACCTACCTCCTCACACAGATCATTGAAGTATCTTATCTTCATGTTCTTTTGTTCTGCTCTCTCAATCTCCTTAACCATACCCGGTGAGCGTTTGTTTCCAAATACCCAGAGTTCTCTGCACTTTGACAGGAGAACTATTCCCATGAACAGGGCATCTTCTCTTTCTTCCGGTTGATCATCGTCCATAAACTGAGGGAATAGAAGATGAGGCGCTATGGGAATTACTCCTTTAGTCACAGCAAACCTGCTGTACCTTCTAGCCCTTTCAACATTGGTAGCTGTGTCACCAGCAAAGGGTGAGCAGATGTAGACTACTGGTTTGAACCTTCTTTCCTTCTCTATCTTAATCATGGCAGCATAAACTGTTGGATCTATGTAGTGTTCTGTATTGTATAGATTTACGCGTTCCATTTTATCAACTCCATGTTCATTATTCTTTCTCGCTCCAGGACCTTCCTTAAGCCTCTCAAGGCACCATCCAGGTCTCCTGCAAGTGCTTGGCCTCTTATTGTTTTGTATGTTTGCTTTGGAATACTACACTTGTAGCTCTCCAAGTCTTTTATGAATTTCTTCCGTTCAATCATTCTAGCTCCTCCATACTTCCAAACCTTTCTCCTGTGGCTCCTTCTGCGATTATTGGTACATCGAATCCCTCGAATGGCGCTGCTTCCATGCAGCCATTTATGAAGGTATACGCTTCCTTCACCTTATCCTCTGGCACCTCAAACACTAACTCATCATGTATTGTCAGAAGCGGCCTGATGTACTGCCTATCGCCTAAACCGGCAACGAACCTTGCCATCGCGAGTTTAAGAATATCCGCCGCTGTGCCCTGTATTGGCGTGTTTAAGGCGCACCTCTCCCAGTAGGACCTTACACCCCACTCTATGCTCAGGATGCCTTTAAGGCACCTTCTGCGACCAAGAGCTGTCTCGCTGTATCTTTTGTGCTTAGCCATTCTTTTAGTATCGTTCTGCCACCTGGTTAATCCTGGATAGCCTGACTTTAGGTTGTTAATTATCTTGGCACATTCTTCTTCGGTCTTTATGAGACCGGCCTTGAACTGCAGGTTACGCTGCAGACCTTTTGGGTAAAGGCCATAAAACACTCCGAAATTGGAATTTTTAGCTATGCTTCGTCTTTCCTTGTAGTCCTTATGTCCAGTGTCAACAGCCTCCTCAAATGGTATGTTGTAGATCACTGAGGTTGTCTGTGCGTGAATGTCTCCACCGTTTCTGTAGGTTTCGAGCATCTTTGCATCCCGGCAGTAGTAAGCTCCGACCCTTAGTTCAATCTGTGAGAAATCAAGGTCCAGGAACTTGTGATGTTCAGCTGCCTTAAAGAAGTTACGCACTCCAATCGGATCATTGCCCTTTCTCGGTATGTTCTGTAGGTTCGGCTTCCTGCTGGCGAATCGCCCAGTCTCAGTGCCAAGCTGGAAGAAATTAGGATGGATCCTGCCTGTGGCGTAATTAACTTGGGTTAGATATCCATCTATGTACGTTGCTTTAAGCTTTCCCCATTTTCTAAATTCCAGTACCTTATCAAAAAGGGGTACTAGCTCAGGTCTGTTGTCTTTGGACCAATCAGCTAGGAGCATTAGAGCTTCATCATCTGCCGCCTCGTTAAACTTCTCTGTGGTCTTTAATACTGGGAGCTCCAGCTCCTTGTACAGAAAATCCTTGAACTCCTTGGTACCTGCATTAAGCCCCAGGTTAACCTCTCCGATCATATCCGAGATGTCTTGCCTTAGCTGTATTAGTTTTTCCTCAGCTTCTGCCTTCTTCTCGAGCATAAGATCAATGTCCACAAGTATCCCATTGTGCTTCATGAGTCCTACAAATATTGCTGTTGGTGACTCAATCTTTTCGACTATGTATTTATGACTTGGCATGTACTTATCGAACCACTCATTGAATATATTGTAGAGCCTTAAAGTGTAGTCTGAGTCTGAACAAGCGTATCTGATGGTTTCATCGTCATCTGGATCCAGTTCATCAAAGTGCCTACCTGCTGTCACTTCAGCGAAGCTTGGCATCTCAATACCGAAAAACTCTGGCACCAGCTTCTTAAGGCCGCTCTCCTTAAGTTCTCTGAACTCTGTTTCCGTCTTAAGCGTCAGCTGACTCGCTGCTATGGTATCGTAGCAAGGCTCCTGGATCACTGTACCTTGGTTGTAATAGAACATTGTTTCGAAGGCTAAATTATGCGCAACTTTTACCCTGTTTCTGTCTGTCAGCAATTTTGCAATATAGGATTCAACATCCTGCATATTTGTTACGTTGTTTCCTCTACCGTGGCGAAGAGGTACATAAACTCCGGTTCCTTCGCTGACACTGAATGACACTCCTGTGATGCTTGATTTGTGTGGATCAAGAGCTGAAAGCTCTTCACCTCTATACTCATCATCAGCTGAAGTTTCAATGTCGAAGGAGAATACCTTATTGTCGCCTATGTAGTCCTTAATTTCATCCAGTGTCCTTACACACTTATAGTCTGTCATATGATCTCCTTATAGGAGGAGCAGGCAGTTAACCTGCTCCATTACAATTCTTCTTATCTGAATTTATCCAGGATCTCTCCGGTCTCGACGTCTACGAATGGATTCTCATTCTCATCGACTCCATCAACTTCGTAGCTGATCTTTCCGCTAAGATATCGGACATCTTCAGATACCTTAGCCACTACTTTGAGCTCCTCTGCTGTAAGCATCCTATCAACGGAAAACTGTGCCTGTGAATAAGCTATTCCTCCGCTGTTAGTGGCTTTTCTCAGAGTGAACTTAGTAACAACCATTCCTGTTTTCTGTCCCTTTCCAAAGAGCTTAAGGACGTACCTGTTGAACTCCTTTATGGATCCTGTTGGCAACGTTATGATCACAGGAAGTATGCTCCCTTCAGTGAGAAGGTATATCCTTCGCCTTTCTTTGCATGCTTTGCTGCCATTCTCGCCGCTTCCAAATTTATTGTACTGGCAAGATGAACATGCTCCCCCTGGTTCTCCTTGGCCTGTTATTCCATCAAAGCTGCCACAATCTGGTGGAAGATTTCCTCCTGAATACTTGCTCTTATAGAATGCCTGAACAGGATGGTGGTATAGTATAACTGCCTTGAATGACCTCACCGTTACAGTATCATTCGAATCATCACCAGGTATCTCAAACACTGTTGAGCCTCCTGTTGGAATCTTCACTCTCTCGAAGCTAAGATCCATCCCCGCAAGCTCCTCACTTAGATTATCTGCCAGGTCTACATCTACCAATTTAAGGAATCCCTCGCTTGATGCAGGCACCATCATTTCATTGTCTTTCTCTTTCATTACTTATGTCCTCCTCGTTATATCTAATGCTTCTAAGCACTTATTTTCTTCGTCTCTTTGTTTCTTAGCTTCTTAGCTTCTTCGTTTCTTCGTTTCTTCGTTTCTTTGTTTCTTTGTTTCTTTGCTTCTTTGTTTCTTTGCTTCTTTGTTTCTTTGCATCAGGTGCTTTACGCCTTCCTGACCCCAACTGTGGTCCTCTCGAATACGTTTACTTTACCTTCGAGCCAATTGGGTAATAAATCCTCATTTTCTAATATCTGCTCTTTGACGAAGGCAGACAGACTGTTTGCGTTGACAGTCTCAACCACAAGGGATCCATACCCTTGTTCCTTGAGGGCTTCAAAAAGCTCCTCTTTCTTCTCTCCTGCAGCGGATGCGTAGATCTTAGTGTTTAGGTAAAACAGTGTGCCACTGCGATTGAAGCTCTGTGTCTCATTGTTAATCATTAGTTCGGTTAGTCTTTGGTCTGTTTCATCGATGGTCTTGTTTAGGAATTTCAGCTCTTCCTCCACTTGCTTCTTAACACTTCTGAGTTCCTTTAGTTTGTCTGCTAGTTTGAATATCTCATTTTCTATGTTCCTCCACTCCCCTTATGTGATTATGTTCTTCCAGTTGTCCACGATTGAATGTGCGATATCCTCCTTCTTCTGGAGGGCAGTGAGTACGGTCTCGTCGATAGTTCCTTTAGCGACTAAGTGAATGTACACGCATTTGTTCTTTTGGCCGATCCTATGGATCCTAGCCTTTGCCTGAATGTAGTCTGCGTAGTTGTAGGATAGACTGTAGAAGACGCAGGTGCTTGCTGCAGTCAGAGTTATCCCCATTGACGTCGTTTGTATCTGTCCCAAAAAGACTCTACACTCAGGGTCCTCTTGGAAGCGCCGGATCTCTTCTGCCCTATCTCTTGTACTTCCGTGGATAGTAGCGTGCCCGACCATTCTGTTTTCAAAGAGCTTCTTGATCTGTTCTATCTCTGGGATGAACCTGGCCATTACTACCAGCTTCTCGCCTGATTCAAGGACGGAGTCCAGGATATCCTCCAGAGCTTCAAGCTTGGCGCTTGATACCTGCTCGTATCGCTCTGTTTCATCGTCTGCTCTGATGAACCCTCCGGTCATCTGTTGAAGCCTCAGGATCCTTGTCAGGATGTTTGTGGCTGTTACCTCACCCTTGGATAGTTCCAGGTATGAGTCCCTCACGAACTTCCTGTAGTGCTTCTGAGCTTTTGGCTCGAGAATCACAGGGTATATTTCATCTATTGTCTCTGGAAGGTCCAGAGCGTCTGCTTTTGTTACTCTGTAAGCTATTGAATGTGCCTTCTCTATGAGTTCTGGTATGTTCTTATAAGCTACTGGCTGATGGAATTTTCCAAGGACCGCATACCGGTTCTTGAAAGCGTAGAAGGAGCTTCCGAAGATGCTTTCATCCAGCATCTTGTACTGTGAGTATAGGTCCAGTGGATTCTGAGTTACTGGTGACCCTGTGAGAATCATCCTGTATCTGCATTTCCTAGCAATCCTATGGACTGCCTTGCTGGTCTTGGCACCAGGATTCTTAATCCTGGTTGACTCGTCTGCAACAATGAAGTCCGGTGACCACTTGAGAAGTTCGTCCTCAATCAGTGAGACGCTGTCGTAATTGACTACTGCGATCTGCAGGCCTTGGCTATTGATCGTCTTTAGTTGCTGCACCTTCTGAAGGCTGCTTCCAGTCAGGATTCGTAGAATGTACGGAAAATTTGAGAATTTTTCAAACTCCTCCTTCCACACTCCAACGATGGATTTCGGAGCGATGATGAGAGCTCGTTTTATTTTATTGTTCAGGTATGCTCTGCCTAAAACTGCGATTGTTGTGATTGTCTTGCCGCAGCCCATTTCATTCCATCAAAAGGGCTACGCCTTTTGATTTGGCTTCTTCTTTTGAGATC